AATGATATGGAGGGCAAAAAACACAGCGAAGCGACACGATTAAAAATGAGGGAAACAGCTCTTCATAACGGCACTCATCCCCCATTTAGAACTGGAAAAGATACATCAAATTGGAAAGGTGGAGTTACACCAACTTATAAACTGATTAGAAGGGGTAAAGAGTTCATAGAATGGCGAGCATCGGTATTTAAGAGAGATGATTGGACTTGCCAAGAATGTAAACAGCGAGGGGGTATATTACACCCAGACCATATTAAACCCTTCGCCTATTTCCCAGATTTGCGTTTTGAATTATCAAATGGCCGCACACTCTGTAAACCGTGCCACATGAAAACAGATACTTGGGGTCATAAAGCAACTAAAAATTATGCAAGTAATAGACGCAATAACTTACAACAATGAACGGGAGCTTTTGGAGATAAGGCTTAATATTCTTGATAAGTATGTTGATAAATTTGTTATATTAGAGGCTGATAAGACTTTTTCCGGTAAAAAAAAGCCCCTATACTTTGAACAAGATATAGATTTATTTCAAAAATGGGCACACAAAATAGAATACTTTGTATTAGAAGATTGGAAGGATGAGAAAATATGGGAAATGGCTAGGAATAGTCCCAATACAGAATATGGGAAAGGTGCAAAACATTGGCTTCAAGAATTTTATATCAAGGAGCATTTACAGGATTGTCTAGTGAGTCTAGACTTGAACGACGACGACCTGGTTTACATTGGAGACGTAGATGAAATTTGGAATCCTGAACAGTTTAAAAGCCCAATACTAGCTAAGCTCAAATTAAAGGTTTATAGCTACTACCTAAATAACCGGTCAAACGAAGAGTTCTGGGGGACAATAGTAGGTCATTACAAAGACTTCAAGGGCAAATGTCTGAATCATTTAAGAACCAATGATTTACCAAGAACACAAGAGGAATTCGGCTGGCATTTTACCTCAATTGGCGGGTATGAAAAGGTTAAGAAGAAACTAACCGATAGCTATACAGAAGATTCCTATGCCTCACCCCAAGTTTTAAATAATTTAGAACAAAACATCAATGGAATACGTGACTTTCTTGGGAGAGACTTTAATTACATGGAAGATGACACTCAATGGCCCGCTTATTTGCAAAATAATAAGTTTACGTATAAGCATTTGTTAAGACCAGTATTAAGACCATGAATGATGAATTAAGTCAAGAAGTAATAACTACAGAACAAGTAAGGCATACTCCAAATCCTATGGGAAAAGGTGGATTTGGAGATAATCCTCAAAATATAAATGCAGGAGGAAGATATAAAAACTCATTAAAAAGTTACCAAGCCAAAAAACTAGCTGAAATGTCTGATAAAGAAAAAGAAGAATGGCTTAGAAATAATAAAATATCAGGCATTGATAGATGGAAAATGGCCGAAGGGAATCCTGCAAATAATTTAGAACTAGGTGGGGAAGTTACAACTAAAGTAGTTTCAATCGATGAGTAATTGGGGAACAAAGTTCTGTCTGAACTGTGAGATTTGGTATAACTCAAAGTCGTCTAAAAAGTGTCCTCTTTGCAAACCAATGTTTGAACACAAATATACGACAAGCCAACAAGTTCATAATCATTTAAAAAGTTATATTAATTCAATGAAGGGTTTAGGCAATAAGACTTTACCCAGAAAGGGTTGGTCAATCATAAATGAGTGATGAAATTATTAAATTTAGCGAACTTACTAAATTCTTTCCAAAACAAACCGAAGCTCTCAATGCTTCAAAGCGATTCAAGTTCGTCTTATTCGGAGGGAGTGTGGGGAGTGGGAAATCCTATTGGCTCAGATGGGCATGCCTATACTGGCTCATTAAATATCACGCCAAGTATGGACTTAAAGGTATCAGAGCCGGGTTGTTCTGCGAGGACTACGTGGCACTCAATGACAGGCACTTAACTAAAGTAAAGTTTGAATTCCCTGAATGGCTAGGAACTTACAATCAGCAGAAGCATGAGTTCACATTAAAACCCGAATATGGAAGCGGGATATTAGCTTTTAGAAACTTGGCTGAACCAGAGAATTACTTATCCGTTGAGTTTGCGGTTATAGCAGTAGATGAGATAAACAGGAATCCCAAGACGACTTTTGATATGTTAAGATCAAGGCATAGATGGCCCGGAATAAAGGATGTAAAGTTCTTGGCTGGATGTAACCCGTTAGGTGAAGCCTGGGTAAAGAATATCTGGGTTAAGAGATTGTTCCCGCCAGAAGAAAAAGAACAGTATGAGTTCGTATTTGTTCCGGCTCTACCAACAGACAATCCTCACTTACCCCAAGAATATTATAAAGCCCTTGAATCCTTGCCAGAGAATCAGCGTAAAGCCTATTTAGAAGGCAACTGGGACGCATTTGACGAAGGTATGGATGAGAAAGGTTTTATAAGATTAGTAAGCGATAGAGAAGTTCAAGCAAGTTTAACAAATGAAACTGAACATTCAGGATTCATTATAGGAGGCATTGATCCGGCCGCCGGAGGAGATAATTCAGCGATAGTGATTCGTTCTCCGCATTTAGCTGAAGCAGTATTCAATCAGAAACTTCAAAACACAATGGATTTAGTAAGTAAGGTCATAGACATCAACCGAGAGTATAAGGTTGATATGTGGGTTGTAGATAAAACGGGTGTAGGCCAAGGAGTCTACGACAGGTTAAAGGAAATGGATTTTAATGTTCGAGGTGTGGCCTTTAGTGAGAAGAGTGAAGATGAGCAATACAGTAATCTCAAATCAGAATGGCATTTTAAATTAAGAAAATGGATAATCGGCGGAGGCAAGCTCAAACAAGATTATGGCTGGAATGAATTAGAGATTGTAAAATACAAGAACAAAGATGGAAAGATTATTATTCAGCCTAAAGAGGATTTATTCAGAGATGGCATCAGTTCACCGAATGTTGTAGATGCCGCAGTTCTTACGATGGCAGTCAATGATCAAATAGTTAGAAGTTCGAGAATAATAAAACAAATGGGTGGAAGAGAGTTTTATGATAACACAAGTCGTATTTGGAAAAATGAATAAAGAACAAAAACAATTTAAAAAGAATGTGGAAGAATTAAAGCCTGGAGATGGTATTCAGATAGATAAAGATACAAAGTATGAATATGCTTCGGATTTAAAAACAGACAATGTTCCTTTAGTTGATCCAGGTGGCGGTGGAGTTGTAGTTATACGAGTTTTCAATTTTAAAATGAATCCCGAGAGAAAGCACTTTCCCGGCAAACAGGCCTTGTTTAATTCTCATGCCAAGCAGATCGAGCATACTCTATGGGGAGATGGCTTGAGACCGCTTGAATCTAATAGCCCACGTGTTATAATTGATAGTAAGAAGGGTTTTTATCAAATCATGGTTCCTTGTATTGCGGCCAAAGGAGTTTTCTTCAGTGAAAGAGATAGAAACCCGGAACTTCTGCATAAGCAACTCTCTAAAGGGAAACTTGACGCCAATTCTAATTGACCCTACCAGAAATTCGTTCGAAGTATGAAGAGTCATTTGAATTTCTCCAGCAACGCAAAAGACGGCAAGTCTCACAGCTTGTACTTTTAAATAATCTAAATCGTGGCGATCAGAACATAGCCTCGACTCTTTTACTCACTTTGTTTCAAAGAATAATGTCATCTCTTTACGATGACAAGATGCAAGTTAAGTTCCTGCCCTCGCAAGGAATTCTCCAAGACCAGCTCAATGCATATAATGTCCTAGCCCAATCTGATTACTTGGAAATGAATAAGGCCAAACTGGATTATGACTGGACATGGGATGCTTTGTTCTTTGGCCAGGGATATTTAGAGACTTTAAGATTTAATAAGAAACGCAAGATAATAGAACCATCAGTAATCAATCCTCTGGCCTTCGGCTATGATCCTTACTTCAACGAAGTCCAGGACTGGAGATATTACTGGAAATGGGTTACCAAAACTAAATGGGAACTCAAGAAACTCATTAAGGCCGGAGTAATTAAAGGAATCAAGGATACTGACGAAATCCCATCGGGTGTGGATACTTATTTATGGGATTATAAGATTAAAAGAGATGAAGCCAAGAAGGGAACAGCAATGGCTACTGATACTCAAGCCGGAGATGTTTACCAGATACTAGAATTTTATGGCTATGATGATAAGGGGAACAAGACTGTCTGGTGGATAGATAAAGACTTTACTAAAAAACTGTTTACCCAGAAATTAGATTTACAAGATGGTGAGCAGATAGTAGCTCCTGACGGGACGACCATAGACACTGGTTCTAAATGGCCCATTGTAGTCAAGCAAGCCTTCAGGGAACCTCACTCATCAATACAATTTTCGGTAGCTGACTTATTGGAAGATAAACATAGGGCCAAAAGCGTGTTGTTAAATCTTGCGTATATCGCCGCCAAAGACAGGGCTAATCCTTTATATCTCTACAATCCTGACAAAGTTAAAGATGTTACCCAATTATTCAACAGACAGATAGCCCAGCATATTCCCGTTGATGATGTCCTAGAAGCTATTGCACCCTTGAATAAAGACAATCCAATGGATGCCGGACTTTTGAACTTTATCTCGATCCTGACCACGGAAGCCAATGAACCAGTCGGCACAGGCACAGTTGCTCAACCGGAACCCCGCAAGCTTTCCAACACTGCCACTGAAGCGGCCATAGACCAGCAGTTAAACGATATGGCCCAATCCCTGCAATCGAAAGTAATGCAATTCGGAGAGAGTGAATTTTGGAGCCATTGGTTTCACCGCTATAAGAGATACGGTGAAGAGTTTGGGTCGAAAATGGCTAATATCGTAGGAGTTAAAGGAGTAAAAACCGAGGAAGTAAATATGTCCGACTTTAAGACTGACTTCCCGCCCGGAGTTTTGGTTTATTCAGCTAAAGAAGCCGAGTATAAGGAATTAGTTTTAAGGAGAGACCTCATAAGTCTTTATCCACAGCTTGCCCAAGTTTTAGGCCCGGATGGAATGAGGAACTTCAATAAGCACATATTCTTTCCTAAGTTCTTGCAAGACCCGTCATTGATAGATGTGATGTTCCCGGAAACTTTGGATGAGATGAGGGCTACTGAAGAGAATGAGATGCTTAAACAAAACAAGTATCCCCCAGTCAGTCAGGCAGACGATCATTTGACCCATATCTATATGCACCAAATGGTTATGCCCAAGACATTAGCTACTTGGTTTCATATCGCCGAACACCAAGAGTATGCAAGA